TGAACTAAACGTGGGGTAGCACGTTCGTGTGCCTAGAGCGATACACACAACAGTAACACTGTATTCCTATTAACCTATAGGCAGAGGGTCCGAGGACAATAGACTGTACGTGGCCTAGACGGTACCGACTGTCGCGCGGTACTAGCGTGCTRAATCAACCACTGCGTAGTCCGTGACCGCATATTATCTTTGCCGGGGTCAAAACAGCGCACGATTTCATAGCAATTGAAGGAGCTAGATCGTAAGTCGARAAAACAAGCTTAGAGTTCGTTGAATCATCAAAGCCGGGGGGCGCAATGTGTTCACGTGGGTAGTACTTCTTACGTAACAGAAATTGGTAATGTGCTGGGTTTACGGCTATGCAAACTTGAGGTGCTACAGGAGCACAAACATTGTACGTGATGTTTTTGACAGCATTGGAAGTCCGACGAGCTAGAACTCTGTCGATGACGTCGTTGACTGTGGTGAACTCAGGACAGATGTCGCGCATAGTATCAAAAACCTTTTGTGCCTGCGAAAACGGTACGTCGGAACATTCCAGTTGGGGAACATTCGGAACGATTGTTGTCGCGGCATCACTATAACATGGACAACCTGGCATGACGTAGTAATCCGAGCCGACATCGAAGGGCTCGCTCATTTTATCTATGTAACGATTGCGTAGTTCCTGCTGCATAGCGGGGATGAACCTGATGTTTAACTGTGAGCGTGAGATGATCACATTGCATTGATTCGTGACCGAAATGAGACTTGGCTGCCATTCCCATGAAGTCTTACTTAACCAATTTCCAGATACGAGACTCGAAACAGCCCTTGATGGGTAGCCTATCACGTCACCCGCACGCCTATGCAAGCGCAAGAACTCGGCATTAGGTCCAAAGCTCTGTTTGCTCTTGTTTAATTCATAGGGTAGGGTATCAATGAGTGTCTGATAGTCGTATTTRCCACATAGTAATACGTCGTCACCGCAATGGAAAGAGGTGGTGTCGCCTATGTAAGGAATCAGGTATGCTTTATTCAGGACTGAGTTGATAAACGTAGTAGCTCTATGTCCCGAAGGCAACGTGCTTAACCAATGTTGCCCGCCAATTTCCATGTGGTCCATGCTAGCGATACACCAATCTAAGATTGGATGCATTTCGCTTGGCAAGTACGGTCTCAAACACTCGAATACAAGCTTCTGGGATTCAAGGCTGTGTTGAGAATTGAAATCTGTGTAATCGATCATGCAATACTCCGGATAGTCTAGGACGCTAAACCGCTCAACACTCATAGCAGCTGGGTTGAGCAAGACTGACTCGTTTGACCACACACATTCGACATAATGTAGGATGTAATCGAAGAACAGGTAAGAAANTGTGTCACAGTTATAAATGTACCTAGTCTTACCGTGTTCCAATTTCTCCGCTTGAGTGATGAAAACCGAGGGTGGTACAGCAGCAATTTTGTCTGCTGGAACATCCATAACGAAATCCAAGCGTGAACTATACTTGGCGAAGTGTGGATGATGATGAGAACCAGCCTTACACCATAGGGGGCTCGTTATTAAGTGGAGCTTGAAATCTCCTGGTGGAGGCATGTCTGTCATTTCGTTTTTGTAGATTTTGTTTATGGCTTCGATAAGGATGTGTCGAGGAATCTTCGCCTCGTGCCTATTGCCCTCAGGCGCTACCCGGTGATACAAATCGGCACTTGGATCAGATGACTTAACACCGCGACCTATCAATGTATTGCACTCTGTGAGAATGTTAGCAATACGGGAAGTCGTCGCTCCTATCATCTTGTTGAAATCGGACAATTCCTTAATGAATGGATCTTTATTGGCAATAGCTTGGCCAATAATTGGTAGTAACTTACTTGGAACACCTGCAATCCGAAGCAGCTCTAAAACGATGACGATTCCACAAACTGAGTCATTGTTGAGACCTATGGGTAAACTCTGCTTGAGTAAGTCGTCGGTTAGCTCTGTGGAAGCAAGGACGTTTCGCGCGTAACAGTTCACTTTAAGATCGGCTTGTGGGGCCTTCTTAAGTGGGAAGAGTTCGAGCTCCATTTCCTTGTTCAGGAACTTCAAATTGACATGTTCGGGGTAGGGTGTCTGACGCCACACGCTGGGGTGTGGTCGTAATGTTTGACCGTTGTAAGGTAACAACACCCATCTCAGGAAATTAAGATAAGCTATATCTGAGACATGATCCATTTGGCGAGTTAGGCGAGAATTGCGAAAGGCGCTAGCTAACTCGCGGGCGACGGTGTAGTCTGACGCTCTCACGCCTTCCCTCAGCTTACGGTATGGTAGCCGACTTGCTTTGGAAAGGGTAATGAGGTTGGACAGACTTCCTGTCGCCGGGACGTCGCTTAGATCTGGGCGGCCATTGTTGCTACCTGCAAGCGAGGGCCCTGATACGCGCGACCTGGGATGGCAAATCCAGAAACAAGGACATTGACACGGCCCTTATAGAGACCGTTGGATTTGTCGTAGAATTCTATGCCTTCTGAATCGATAATATGGCACGCGTATGGACGAGCAAGGTAGCCGTGATCACGCCAGACCTGTAAATCGCGCGTCTCTGATCTGATTGTTACTTCATGGAAGTTGCCATCGAGAGTGCGGAAGTAACACATCTTCTTGCGCTTCTGCTGGACTGGGCGGAGACCGAGGATTGCATCAAGGCCGCGTGTGCACAAGCAACGTAAACCAGGGAGATTGCGGATATCTTCACCTGTGACGAGAAGCTCAGCTTCTTTGAGGATATCGACCTCGAATGAGCCGCTGAGAGGGATAACACCATTAGCAAGGATGCCAAGGCGGTAGGCGTATTCAGGTTCGTGGAAGCGGTTGATGATGGCGTGTTGATGACGGAGGGTTCCTGGCTTAGGAGTGTCGCGAGCGAAGTCTTTTTGCATGCGATGGTTCAAGACGTTAGTGCCAGAGGTGAATAAGCTCGTTTCGATATTGGCGCAAATGATGGAAGCTGTTGAACCGTAGATATCCATGAAGGTTTCGATGAACAAATCATGCTCGGCCTTGCGTTGGATGATGTCCATGTAATACATGCCGACGGGTTCGGCTTCAATACCCGGAGCAATGCCCCAGTAATTTTCGTCGGCGACAAATGAGAAAGGACAAGCGTGGCGACCTTGATATTCAGGCGGAGCGGCGAAGCGGACCAACTTTGGGCCAGAGAGGGAGAAAACCGCTTGTAAAACCATCGTATCGACGTATTGGAAGAGAGCGCCAACAACACCTGGGTGAACAGCACATGAAATCATGTTGGCGTATTGATCTGTGAAGCCGGCCAAATAATAGATACCGGTGAAGCCACGGAGGGCAACGTTGCGTGAGGCTTTGCGGATCAAGCCTCCTTCTTGGTAGCAGGAGCAAGGGCGCATAACGAACTGGCATCCTTTGAAAACGTAATAATAAGCGAGTTTGCGATCATTGTTGAAGAATTCGAGGACGACTTTTTCGAGGAGAAGGAGCGCTTTTTCACATTGCTCATTTGAGATTGCGTCGGCCCCTGGCATCGGGTTTTGGACTGGCAATTCGGAAGTGCAGAAGGTAATGTTTAATGGGTATGATAGTTGGAAATCTTCAGGCATACGATTGTAGATCGCCCAAAGGAACCAGAACGCACGGTTCATTTCGTCTGGATTGTAAGTGCGTTGTTTGTAGAAGACGTATCCCTTTGATCTAAAATCAAGCTTGGAATTTTGGTTAAGGCCTTCAGCTGGGAAAGGACCGAAGCCGGCATCGGGGAGAGGAGGTGCCAAAAGAGCACCGGTCCTGAACTTGTTGTTTGGAAATTCATCGAAGAAAGGCTTTGCCTGAGCAGCACGACCAGGCGAACATAAACTTCTCCATAAGTTAGTGGGTTGATTGCGGTGAATGTTGACGCGATCTTTGACACCGAGGAGGACGCCGAATAAATAAGCAATCAATTGTGGAGTTTGGACTGGTCTGACTGAGTCAGAGTGCATGATTTCGCCCGTTAATTTGACCTTGAGAGCGCTGGCCAAGGAAGTGGCTCTTTGGACATGGACGGAGCTATCTAACGTTGGACATAATGTTCCACTTTCATCGAGCTCATAGTTGACTGAATCGTCGGCTACTGAGATTTGAAGAGGCTGTATGTTGGCTGGAACTGGCGTGTTTGAAAACGTGTGTGATACCGTCGCCGTAAGAGGGAAACTAACAACTTCATTTGTATCATTGACTGAGGTGTTACGCTGGATAGCGTGACCGACGCGATCTGTTGAAGCTGGGACATCTAAACCATAAAAGAAATTATAAAGAGTATTAAAATCTGTGGATCTGTAGAGCGGTTGTAACTGTTTTTTAAGTGTTTGCAGATCACTTTGTGTGTCATTTTTAATTTCGTTTGACACACTGCTTTGAGTGACAGCCATGTTTTGAGTTTCTATGGCTTCACTAACACCATTAGGTGAGCGTACTTCAGTATTTAAGGGCTCGGGAGCTGACATACCGTTGCACGCAATACACTAGAGTTTCGTAACAATCGTTGGCTGTTACAAAACAGAGCACTTTTTAGGGTGCTCCGAGCTCACGCTACTGCGAAGCCTCAGACATGCAGTTTTTCGTTTTCACAACGTGCTGAGCTCACGCTAGGGGGCCCCCGTCGATGCTACACCAGAATCAGGAATATCGCTACTCCGTCAAACGGGCTATCGACCACCTACCCTCGCGGCGCTATGTCAGTCCTTTAGAACCGGTCTCTTACGGCTCGCAACACCCCGGCGATTCCAGGAGGGTGTTGATTAATTTTGCCCAAGTATCTACGGTGAAGTCTAACCGGCTTAAAAAGTGGACTAGGCTTTTTAAG